TTAACTTCTTTAAGGTGCTGTACTTTAGTATGTAAGTGTTTGTTTAAATCAACAAGTTGATCGTCGTCAACATTAACAACAATCGGATTATTATTAAAATATTTATTAACTTCCTTAAGGTGTTGTACTTTAAGATTTAGATGTTTATTTAAACTAGCTAAACTATCATCATCAACATTAATTTCTAAATTAATGTTATCAAAACTTTTTTCAATACTTGCAGCAGCTTCATAGGCTTTCTTTTTAGCCTGTTCTAGAGATTTTTCTAATTGTGCAGTATCAGCACACAATTCAACAATTAATTCACCTAAATTCATAATAATAATCTCCTCTTATAAAAAAAGATTGTAAATTCGTAATTAAAATTCGTAATTTACAATCAAGGTAATAGCAGACTCAACGCGGACAGAACAGGAGCAGGCAAACCATTAGTTTTAATTAATTCAGAAATAATCGCTTCTGTCCGTTCACTGACTTTCCGATTATTCTCTTTAATTTCGTCTGCAAAGGGCAACAAGTCCACAAAATCAATACTAGGATCTGTTTCTTTTTTGAACCCGTTAAACAGTCCAGACCATCCGATAGCGTGAACCCTTGCCTCAATGTTTGACTGCTCTTTCCTGTTCTTTTCGAGTGCTTCAATACACTCAAAAACTATATGAATAGGCTGATCGAGAAAGGTATCCCAATCAGCAAATCTAGGGTCTAATATCCTATAGGACTGGATTCGCCAGTAGATGCTACTCCAGTCAATTGGACTGGTTGCTGTTGCTCCCCCTGGACAGCCGCATTAGTTACAGGTGCTTCTACTTGCCAACGACTGCGTTCATTTTCATAGAACTTGTAGATAGCTGAAACAAATTCATTACTGCAGCCCTTGGTATCTTCTTCTGTCCAATCTTCAGTACCAACCTGATATTTTTTCTCAGCTTTGTTGTACAAGAAACCAGTTACAGCTTCCAGATTTTCAGACACAGGTAGAACATTAATATTCAGATAATCTTGCTCATTAGCAGGTTCATGATTACCGTTAACAACTACTAAGCAATCACCAAATTTAATTACCTGTTTATCCTTCAGATAAAAGTTAACAGGCGCAATTTTAATCTGAGTAGAATTAAATGCTACAGGTGCTAATAATTCCACAGGAAAAGCTACCCGTTTTTGAATTAATAAAGTAGCTATAGCAATAGAAACAGAAGCACTATCAATGGCACTTAAAGAATTTAACTCAGTAAAATCCTCAATGTAATCATAGATTACAGCAGAATTATCAACCTCAACACCACTATCAGCGTTGCGAGTAGGGGATAATAATTCTTGAGCCTCAGCAATGGTTACACCACGATCAACGGAGATTTTTTTAACTAATTTAGAAGCAATAATTGCTGCTTTTTGACGTTTAGCATCAATCATATCCACAGCACTAGCTTCGCCAACAGTCAAAGATCCACGCTTTTCTAAATAGATAATTCCTGATAGATCATCACCAACTGGAACAATTTCGTATCTTGGCTTTTTATTAATTACTGGACGCATATTCAATCTCCAAATTATCATCTGAGTCTGCAAAAACTTGATAGGTTGCCACCGTCTGAACTGAATCAGGGATTTTAATTTTGTAGGTAGATTTGTCATTAGAAACAATAATTTCTCCAGATAAACCACCCCTAAAAACTGCCGCACCACATAACAACCTATCTTGCGTAATGCGGCAGTTAATTAAGACAGCCAGTAAACCTGTACTATCTTTCAAAACTTTCATTAGAGGTTATAGTTGGGGAAACCATTAGATAAACCGCCACTAGCGTAGTAGGCAGGAGTCCAAATCCAATCGTCTTGGAACTCTAAAGTAAAGGTATACTTCATTACTTCCATTGGTGTACCTGTCAAGTTTAAAGCGGTAGACTTAGCAGCCCCTTCAAATCTAGATCCGTTAGGATAGGTAGCAATAGCGTACAATTCACGGTTCATGTACACAGGATCGAAGTGTGTACGTTTGATGAATTGTTCTAAAGCAATATCACCTACATATTCAATACCTTCTACAGATATTTCCCGCTTAGAACGGATAATAGCAGAACTAGTACCTGAACCGGATTGAGAGTGTGTAGTATCAACAACAGTAGGAGAAGGCTGTAACCCAAAGCTAGTAATTCCCAATAGTGGGAACATATCTTGCACTAAGCGAGATGTAGAGTTAGCAACAATGGGATCTAATAAAGGCGCAATGCTAAGAGTTACGGTACTTGTACCGTTCAAAGTTGCGTTAGCTAACACTAATACCTGTTGTCTGCTAAGAGGGTTAGAAGGAGCAGCAAAATTTAAAGATGTACCAGCCGCAATGGTGTAGTTAACACCTGCAGTAGTGACCACATTAAGAGTAGTAGCACTTTCAGCAGCACCAGATGGGGCGGTAATAGTTGCACTGGTAACACTACGAGTATTTTCAGGTAACAACTTCAAATCTAAAGTATAGTTTTGAAGGATAACAGTCTGTACGGGACGATTAGCAGTTGCCATAGTTTAAAAATCCTATTTGAAATTGAACAAAATTAAAAAGATTAAGCGGTTCTGCTCACGCGGATATTGCTATAAAAAGCATCCAGATCAACGCTAGGCGAGTTACCCTGAGCATCAACCAAGTTAATAACAGCACTAGCATTAGCTGCCGTACCTGCCGCACCATTCAAACTACCGTCGTATAAGAACAAAGTAGGGCGAATTGAAACCACAGAGCCAGACTTAACGTAGGTTAAGCGAATACTCCAAGTAGTAGGTGTAATAGCGGGAGGTGTAATTGTTAGGGTAGTGCTATTAGCAGATGAACTACTAGCAGAAGGCGCAACGCTTAAAGTAATAGAAGTTGTGCTATTAACAGCAGTTACAGTGTTAGCAGCAATAGTACCGCCACCAGCATTAACAGTGACTACATCACCCACTCGCACAGATGCAAAACCATTGGCAGTAGTAGTGGTAATAGTGGTGTTACTTGCTACTAAGTTACAACCAGCTACATTAAACGCGCTAGGAGTAATAGACGCATGGGTGAAAGGCAAAAAGTAAGACTCTTCTGAACCTGTATCTACTTCTACCGCAGTACCCGCATTGATAACCGCGTTAGTTGAGTTTGTAGTAACAGATTTTGGACGACTAAAATCTAAAGTGATGGGCATAACATTAAATTACAATAGGGTCAAAAATGAGGATTTTGCTTTGTTCTAAAGTGTCTGACGCTGCCGGAAGATGGGTATAGCGAGTCACATTAAAACGTTTTTCAATCTTGGAAACTGCTAGAGGTAAATTAGAGTTTTTAGCCCAATTCCTTAAAGTCACTTCCCATAATTGTGGTTTGTACTTATACCCGGCACTAGTAGCCATAGCTACAGTATCAGGAGTTTCTTTAATCAAACATTCAAGCCCGTTACTAGAGGAAGGAGGTTGAGAAGAACTTCCATAAACCCAAACAGAGGGAGTTCCATTTGAGTAAACACCTAGCTCCGTAGCTAACAAAGTGGTTAAAATCCTTCTTAAATCAGCTACTTTCATACTGCACCTGATAAGAATTTTTCAACGCACCCGTATCAACGATATCTCTAGGAGAATCAACAACAGCACCACTTTTTCTAACAGTAGTGCGTGGCCATTGCCACCTAGTATCGCTAATATTTAATTGACAGTTTTCTCCAAATCCTTCGGACATTTTTAAAAATGCCTCTTTGAAGCTTTCAGATTGGGAAAAACCATCAGCATAGTTTCCTAAAAAATCATATTCTTTTATGGCAACATCTACCCAAGGTCTAGCAGGTTTCTCGTTACCATTAACAGAAGTTGTACCCTCATGAACCATAGCTGCATAGGGTGTATTCCAGGAATGAATTGCCTTAAGTTTTTTAGGGATATTAATTTGATTCCACTTAACTTCTACCATTTCTTTACACCTTACTAGCTATTGTTAAAGTACCTTCAATATATTTATTTCTAGCTATTAAATAATTAGTGATCCGGTTCTGAGCAACAGGTCTGAATCGCCATATCCCTATGGTTTCCATTCCTTGAGCATCAGTTAAAACTCCCGTTGCTATAGACTCGTAACTGATTTCTGGAGGTAACTCTGAAGTTAATCTGCCTTTAAGTCGCATAACTTGCTGTCCTATTTCTGCTACTTCAGGAATAACGCTAGGTTGAGAGTCATTGCTTACGGTTGCGGTCACTACAACATTAGTAGAACTTTCAACTAAATTACCCACAGCATCCTCAATAAATTGTCCGCCACCCACTTTAAAAGTTAAGATTAAATTAGTCGCAAAATGCGGCTGATTTACATAACCAATAGTTTGGGAAACATAGGACTCTATCATGATTTACTTTGCTGATTTTATTGTTAAATATCCAGAATTTGCAGGTGAGGAAACTAAGTTTGATTTATTTATGACTGATGTTTTGTCAGAAATAAATATTTATAATTGGGGAACTTTAAGAAATACAGCAACCGAGTTACTAATAGCTCATAAAATCTCAATTACTAAACCTAGTGAAAACAGCGACTACACGGCAGGAACATTGAGAATTTTAGAAGTAGAAGATGATTCTTACAGGGTAGAATTACAACAGTTATCTGACAATAGTTACGCTTTGAGCAAATACGGTTTAGAATACCAACGACTCTTAAAAATAGTTACTTATTCCAGTGATGAAAGGGCATCTTTTACAAAAGGAACTTCCATCACTGGAACAACAGGCACTAACAAGATCCGATGGTCACAGCACTAAGCTACTTCCACTTTTCTTGCACCGATAAACCGAGGATCTGGTACTAAGGGAAATCCACGACCTGCTACGGTAATTTTTTCTTGAGGTGGTTCTTTGCTAACTATTTCAGTAGTTGTAACTAAACCACCTGCAAAGTTATTAGATGCAGTGGGTACAATTGCTCTTTCAATGAAATTGTCAGTAGCAAAGAAATAGTGATTAGCAGGAATATAAGGAAGGGTTTGAGTGCCGGACACAGTAGCACCGCGTTGGTAGTAGAAAGCATCAGATACGATGATCTGAGTAGTTCCATACTGACCACCACCAGCAATTAAACGCTTGTTAATTGCATCACTCACAGCCTCTAAAGATGGAGGAGGTAATTGACCAACAGCAGCAGCGTCAGGCGCACCAACTTCCATTAACACGCCAGTATTACGAGCCACAATTGCCTTAGTGCTGTTCTGATTCCGTAGGTCGTTAGCTGTTTTACGAGACATAACAATAAACGGAGGAAACTTCTTCAGGTTGTTGTAGTAATCGTTCATGTGGTTAACGATATCGTTAATACCGTTAGCTGTTACCCAATTACTCCATACTGCCGAACCTGTCAAAGCAGTTGCTAAGTTGTTTTGAGGAATTTGACCAATGTAGCTAAGATTAGCTGTAATACCTGACACAGGATCAGCATAGTTACAAGCACCTGTGCAAGCAACCTGTAAAGACATTACAGTATGCAAGTTAAGCAGAGATTGGGTAAGCATTGCCGGAACAGCTAAGAACATATTGCGAATAGCTTCGGCGGCTTGACCATTACCAGTTAAAGCTAATTGTTCAGCTTGACGGGCAACAATAAAATCTTCTTCAGTGATTAAGCGAGATTTAGCCAGTTTAAAGTTACCAAAGGTTTCTTGAGTA